CCAATCTATTTCTGATTTTGATCCATCTGTAATTGGAATGACTCTTACTGATGGTTTAAAACGAGATGCAGATGGGAATTTGAGTCGAGATGGAAAAGCTGTTAATACTACTAATCGAATGATAACGTTAATTAATAAATTATTTAATAGAGCTCCAGCTTTATTAGAAGATACGAAACTCGGCATAGTTGATAAACCTATTAATGAGTTTGCTTCTGATTATGAAGCAGGTGTGATTGATGGAGGTGCCTTTATTAATGGTATTCCTACTAGTACTACGGCTTCTACAAGTACAATAGATAGCGATACTTATAATCCTATTACTGATCAGGATGTAGTTGTTGATTCTGATCTTTATATTAATAGTTAGCTATGGCTGTACAAATCCTTTCTCGTCGTTCCAGTACTCTTCATGACCGGCCTTATCCTATTCGTCTTGGTACTGCTGAGTTGGCTGTTAATAATAATGCAGGTGACCCTGGACTCTTTTTTGCTGATAATACAGCTTCTCCTTCAACAGGCTTAATTAAAGTAGGACCTATCTCTGTTGGTTCAACTGCTCCTAATACTTCTGCAGCAGGTTTTAGTTCTCTTAGTAAAGGTGAGTCTTGGTTAGATACAGCTAGTACTCAAATATATAAAATATATGATGGCTCTAATTGGCAAACAGCAAAAGCTGTTGCGTCAGTAAGTGCTGGTTATCCTGCTAATCCTATAGATGGTCAATTACATTACAACACTTCTACCAACAAGTTAGCTATTTACTTACTTGCAAGTACCTCTTGGGTTGTTATCGGTCCTTAGCGTTGAGCTAATAGGTGGTCAAGAATGCGATCCAATTTGTTATGGACAGCTTGCATTTCTCTTAAGAAGTCTTCTTTTAACACGTAATCACGTACAACTCTATCTTCTAGATTATCAAGGTCACGCTCAATATATTCAAATCGCTTTTCTAATTTTTGATTAAAATTTGAGAATGCTCGTGTAATACCAGCAAAGGCACCAATGCTTCCTGAAATAATGGCGGCAAGTACTTCTGTTGACATTTTAATTCCCTATATTTCTATTCTAAGGGAGTTTACAAATTAAAATGATATTTAATAGATAAAGATTATGGCTACAGGATACGAACCCAATGTAGAAGGTGCGATAGCAGTCTTAGTAGATTTGTTAGATGCAAATTCATTTACTAAGACACGAATTCCCTATGAACCAAATTATCGTGGTTTAGTTGATGCATTAATAGATTTAAAAGAAGGTTTTCCTACGTATGCTCCTACACGTTTGAGTTTTGATGCAACTGCTTTTGAGAATGTAACTGAAGGTGAGGCTTTATATATGAGAGCTTCAGATGGACAAGTAGGTAAAGCTAGTGCTGCTAATGGTTCATTAGAAAATGCACATGTAATTGGGTTAGCTGATGCAACTACTTCAGCTACTGGTACGTGCAAAGTAATAACAACAGGTGTTAAGACACTTTCGAGTATTGATCCAGGTGATATTTATTATTTAAGTCCATCAACTGCTGGTGCTATTACAACTACAGTTCCTTCTTCATCTGGTCAAGCTATTGTAAGAGTTGGTGAAGGTGCAACGACTACTCTTTTTAGTATTCGTATAGAACCTCCTATTAGATTAGACTAATGTCAGGTGCAACTGATCATGATCCTTATGAACCTAATTCGGAAGGTTTAGTTGGGGTTTTACTTGATTTAAAAACAACAATAGCTGGTAAGCAGGTTTATTCCATTATTGGTTTTACTGCACCTGCTTTTGAGAATGTAACTGCAGGAGAGGCTTTATATTCTCGTGCAAGTGATGGAAAGGTAGGTAAAGCTATTGCAAATGATACTCTTGATAAAGCAACTTGTATTGGTTTTGCTAGAACAACAAAGACAACTGATCAAGACGTAGATGTTGTAACCCATGGTCAATTATCTAGTTCGAGTTTAACTACAGGGAGTGACTATTATTTATCTGCAATTACTTCAGGAGCTATTACAACTACACCACCTAGTGGTAGTGGTAAATATTTAGTTCGTCTAGGTAGAGCATCTGGTACTGCACAACTAATTGTCAAGATAGAAGCTCCTATGGGTAGGAGTTAATAACTTTATTATTGGTAAGATAGATATTAAATAGACGGTTCTTTTTTGACAACAACTTAGAACTGAGCTGGATTAAAGTATGGCAACTAGAAAGTCACTTGTAATTGTTAGTGGTTTATTCCAAGAGTTAAATTCCTCTTCGGATAAATTAGATTTTGCTGGAAATACGACAGCCGATCTAACTGAGAATACTAATCTTTATTACACAAATGCAAGAGCAAGATCTGCAATATCAATTACAGATTCAGGAGGTGATGGAAGTCTTTCCTATAACAATTCCACAGGTGCTATTACATATACTGGTCCTTCAGCATCAGAAGTTAGAGCACATATTAGTGTTGCCTCTGGGTCTGGGTTAACTTACTCATCTGGAGAGATAGGAACAAGTTCAATTCCTAATTCTCAACTTGCTAATAGTTCAGTAACTCTAGGAAGCACAGCTGTTGCACTTGGTGCCACTGTTACTACTTTTGCTGGAATAAGTTCTTTATCAGGAACTTCTATTACAGGAACAAATTTTTATACAGGAGTTGCTGGTGCAGTTAACACACTTAGCATCACTGGCGCCACAGTTATTTTTGAAGGAGCCACTGCCGATGCATATGAGACGACATTAACATCGAGTGATGCTACTGCTGATAGAACGATTACTCTTCCAGATAATACAGGAACAGTTTTAACTACTGGTACATCAATAGCTAATAGTAATCTTGCAAATAGTTCAATAACTATTGGAAGTACGAGTTTAAGTTTAGGAGTAACTTCAGCAACTCTTGCAGGTTTAACATCTTTAACTGCAACGACGTTATATGCAGGTACAGATGCTGCTGCAAATACTATTAGTATTGGAAGTGGCAATGTCACATTTGAAGGTGCTACTGCTGATGCTTATGAAATAGCATTGACAGCTGCAGATGCTACTGCTGATAGGACTATTACATTACCCAATGCAACTGGTACGATTGCATTGCTTAACACATTAAGTGCTGCTAGTGGTTCAGGTCTTACATATAATTCTGGTACTGGAGAGATAGGAACAAGTTCAATCCCTAACTCTCAACTTGCTAATAGTTCAGTAACAGTTGGAAGTACTGGTATTGCTTTAGGTAATACTGCTACAACAATTACAGGTTTATCTTCTATTACATCAACAGCAGTAGTTACTGATGATAGTGGATTCAGAATTAGAGATAATTCAGACAATACAAAGCAATTAGCATTTGAATGTTCCGGTATTTCAGGTAGTACTACTAGGACTCTTACAGCACCAGATGTTAGTGGAACTCTTACGCTGATAGATGCTTCTCAAACATTAACGAATAAAACTTTAACCAGTGCTGTTTTAAATAGTACTATCTCAGGGACTTCAATTAAAGATGAAGATAATATGGCTAGTGATTCTGCTAGTCATTTAGCAACACAGCAGAGTATTAAAGCCTATGTGGACACGCAGATTACAGCTGAAGATTTAGATATCCAAACTGATTCTGGAAATATAGATATTGATTTAGATTCTGAGGCTTTAGTTTTAACTGGCGGAACAGGTATTGATACCAGTGCTACTGGATCGACTGTAACTTACGCCATTGATAATACTGTCGCAACATTAGCTGGAACTCAAACTTTAACAAATAAGACGTTAACGTCTCCTACTGTTTCTGGTTTATATCTTAGTGATGCATCTCTAACATTTGAAGGTGCAACTGCTGATGCATATGAAACAGTCTTAGCAGCTACTGATCCAACTGCAGATAGAACTCTTACACTTCCAGATGCAACTGATACTCTTATAGGTCGTGATACTTCAGATACCATTACGAATAAAACATTAACTAGTGCTGTTTTAAATAGCACTATTTCAGGTACGTCTATAAAAGATGAGGACGATATGGCTAGTAATTCTGCTAGTCATTTAGCTACACAGCAGAGTATTAAGTCTTATGTTGATACAAAGGTTACAGCTGAAGATTTAGATATTCAAACTGATTCTGGATCGATCTCTATTGATTTAGATTCAGCAACTTTAGTTCTTACAGGTGGTACTGGAATTGATACCAGTGCTACTGGATCTACTATTACTTATGCTATTGATAGCACAGTAGCAACTCTTGCAGGGACACAGACTTTAACAAACAAAAGTATTACTGGTCCTACGATTACAGGAACAATTACTGCAACTTCTGCAGTATTTGCAGGAGCAAGTCCACTTGTATTTGAGGGTGCTACCTCTAATGCATATGAGACAACTCTTGCAGTTACCGATCCAACTGCGGATCGAACTCTTACACTTCCAGATGAAACTGGAAATGTAGCTACCGAAAGTTTCGCTACTGCAATAGCAGTTGCATTAGGATAGTCTTATGGCAACCCAAGTACAGCTCCGTCGAGGATCGACAAATCAAACTTCTACTTTTATTGGTGCGGTAGGAGAAGTAACAGTAGACACAGATAAAAAAGTCTGCGTTATACATGACAATACTACTTCTGGTGGTATAGCACTATTAAGAGAGGATGGAACTAATTCATCTTTTGGACTTGGTTCATTAACAAGTTGTGCATTAAAATTTGCTAGTGATCCAAACACTGGAATTATCTCACCAGGTTCTGATCAAGTAGCTATGGTAACTGGAGGCGTTGCTAGGCTTACAATAGATGGAAGTGGATCAGTAACTATTCCAGGTAACGTTTCTATTACAGGAAGCTTAACTGTGAATGGATTATTTAATTCTAATGACAACATCGCTCTCATCGTCGCTTTAGGCTAATATGGCAAATACCTTCAAACAAGCAACTAAATCGAGTTTAGTTACAGATGCTGTGACTAGTACAAATACGAACATTCTCGTAGCTGGAGCTTCTTCAACTGTTATTATCCTTAATGCTTTAGTTGCAAATAAAACAAGTACAAGTGCAAACGTAGACGTGTACTTAGTTCCTAATAGTGGAGATAATGTTTATCTCTTGAAAAGTGTTCCAGTTCCTGCTGGATCTTCTTTAGAACTGATTACAGGTAGTAAAATTATTCTCGAAGCTAGTGATGTTATACGAGCACGTTGTGATACAGCAACTGCAATGGATCTCACTCTTAGTTACTTAGATCAGACCTAAGATTATGGGATTATCTACTGTCGGGGATATTAGTAAATTACAGGCACAATTTGCATCTATCAAAGATGAGATTGATAAAAGATTTGATAAGACTATTCTTACATTAGAAGAAACTAGTTGGGTAATTATTAGAAAGAAAAGAGACTATTTACTTTGGACAACAGATTGGACAATGACACCAGGTTGCACTGTAGATCAAGCAGCTTGGTCTGCCTATCGACAATCATTGAGAGATATTCCACAAACATACTTTAAAGATGGCTACGGATCAGTTGTATGGCCTAAAACACCTTCTTCTGATGGTCCAAATACTAAGTTTGAGTCGGAATAGATAAATAGAGTAGAAATACAATAGAAGATAACAAAGTCATCTAATACAAATGTATATTGGGAATGATCTGCAAGTTGCGGAGTCAGGCAACAAAATTATTGACGATATAAGTTCTAGTTTTAATGGGAGCACAACTTCGTTTGCATTACTAGTTGGAGGAGCTGCTCCAGTACCTTTTCCAATTAACACTCAGCAGATTTATATCTCAGTTAATGGAGTCATTCAAGAACCTGATCCGACGGGTAGT